TCAATGCCTTGGGCAAAGCCCTGAAGCCCTTGAGCAATGCCCTGACCAATGGCAGCACCGCCCTGCGCCTGCATCTGGGCACCCGATAACGCACCCTGCAAGAAGCCGGAGTAGTTGGTTGCCCCTAGCTGGGGATTAACTGTGTTGCCAAATCCGTATGCCATGGGAATAGTTTGGGTTATCCAAAAAGTTTACCGAATCCGCCAGCTCCACCAACAGCAGAGCCAAGACCACCAAGGGCTCCACCAATCATAGCACCTCGGGCCTGCGCTTGCGCCCCGGCAAAGCCAGCCTGCGCCCCGTAGATGTTGCTGTTGTAGTTGCTCTGGTTGGCGTAATTCTGGAGGGCAAGGTTAATGCCAGCGTTTGGATCAAAGAGGTTAGGCCCAAGCTGCTGGCCAGCCAATCCAGCCGCAAACTGTGCAGCTTGTGAGCCCATGCCGGAAGCCCCCGAAGTGCGCCCTAGAATGGCCGCAAACGGGTCAACAGACGCCGCCTGACGCGCATTCACCAAATTCATGGCGTAGGATCGATTGCCCTGCTGCTGGGACTGCTGGAGCTGTCCAAGGCCAAGCAAGCCCTGAAGGTCCATGCCACGGCCACTCATTGCCGCCTGCTGGTTGGCAAGCGCAGTCTGCTGCTGCATCGCAGCATTGGTCTGATCCCTGCTCAAATCCTGACCATAAATGTTGCTGGCTGTGCCAAGACGCTGCTGGCCAATGCCAAACTCTTGACCGAGGAGCTGGGCTCCCGTGCCAAGACGCTGCTGACCCATCCCGAACCTCTGGCTAAGAAGCTGAGCCGCTGTGCCGGTGCGCTGCTGCCCCATGCCAAACTCTTGACCAAGAAGCTGTGCGCCTGTGCCCACTCGCTGCTGGCCCATGCCAAACTCCTGACCAACAAACTGTGCGCCTGTGCCCAGTCGCTGCTGCCCCATGCCGAAACTCTGACCAAGAAGCTGGGAACCAAGGCCAAGGTTGCGGCTTTCAAGGTCTAAGTCTGCGGAAAGGCGTGCTCCAATTTCGCCATAAACTGAACTCGCGTCTCCGAGTCGCCCCCTCGCCTGAGACGCAATGCGAGCCTGTTGAATGGCATTTCGCGTTTGCAGAGGACTTGCTCCGGCTTCACGATTAAGGAGATCCATCCCCCTTTTGTTAAGTTGCATCTCACCCATGCCAGCCTGCTGAAGCTGACCCATGCCAGCCTGACCAAGCTGCATCTCGCCAGCACCCCGCTGGAACTGACCCATGCCAGCCTGACCAAGCTGCATCTCGCCAGCGCCCCGCTGGAACTGGCCCATAGCAGCCTGACCGAGTAACGCCTCTTCATCGCTGCTTCTAAACTGACCCATGCCAGCCTGAGCAAGCTGTGCTTCTGCCGCAGTGCCGCCAAGCTGCCCCAAAGCAGCCTGCTGCAAGCCAGCACCAAGCTGCGACTGAGCAATTTGTGCCGCCTGCGCCTGTGGGACGCCCTGCGACACCAGACGGCGAATGTCATTATCCACCGACATCCCGCCGCCACGAAGACCTTCCGCCTCGGTCAATGACTGTGCAAGCTCTGGGTTGGCCGCAAGAAAAGCCCTAGAAGCCCGTGTCCCCAACCGCTCAACATCTGTAAGGTCTGCCCTTCGCTGCATACTATCTAACTCTGCTCCGCTCTTTTGCAGTTCTCTCGCAGCATATTGCTGCTGCCCAAGGAGACCCGGTACATAATCTTCGCCCTCCCCGCTACCACGAAGCAGCGTGTTAATGTCAGCAAGCTCAAGTTTGTTATACTCTGGGCGATAACGCTGCTCTGCCGAAAGCAACTCATTCTGAAGCTCAGGGTTCGCCATGCCACGGATGAAGTCCAGCGACGACTGGCCGGGATCAACTTGAGCCGGGGGAGGCGGCGCGGAAGGCATTGTTACTCGGGAACCCATAGCTTAGAAAGTGTTAATGACTGTCTTTAGTTTGCTGAAGTTGTAAAAACGTGGCGTTGGCTTTCCGTTGAACTCCCGTGCCCAGCCAATTTTTGGAAGCGGGAAGGGGATGTGGGAGTATAGCGTAGCCAAACCGAGCGGCCCAACAACCAACTCAACCCACCAAGCATCAGCTTCTTCAGGGCCAACCCAGCGTTTGTAATCAGATTGAATGCAGGGACGGGCCAAAGCGAGGGCGGATGGCTCTGAATAGCAGTACCCGTGCTCCAGATAAAGCCCATGAACTCTAGGGAAATCAGGCCCATACAACTTGATGGCTTCGGCTATGGCTGACATTCATTACAGGGATGAGACGGCGTAAACGTCGCTGAGGCTTGTGCCGTAGGAATAGAGGACAAAGACCATCGCCTGACCAGCGGTGAGCGTTGCCGGGAAGGAGCCACCAGCAGTCTGCCAAGCGGGCCACGTCATGTTAATGCTTCCCGCTGGGCTCTTGTTGTTCTTAAGAGCAAAGATGTTTACCGCGCCAGCAGCCTGACCAGCAACCGTAAACGTGGAGTCTCCAGCCAGCAGGATGCGGGCATTGCTTGCGACAGAAAGGTTTAGGGCAATGGTCCCTGAGGTTGTGTAGCCCGTTTCTGGAGCCAGTTTAAGCAAATCCGCCGTAATAATGCTTGTGTCAATTGCTGAGGTAACCGTCAAAGATCCCACCGTGTAAGACGCAGTGGAATCCAGCTTCTGCGGGGAAATGCCGCTGTCCTTAACAATGATGGAACCGCTTGAAAGCTGGGTGCTAACGTCATCAACCGCACCAGATGCGAATGTCGCGCTGTTAACAGCGGCGTTAAGATTGGTCGATGTAACCTGATCGTTAGCGGCGTATGTGTTACCTGTTAAAAGAATTGCCATTGTCGTATTTTACCACGTTTACTGCTTAGAACTAATCGTAAGATCGGTTAGCTGAGAGGTTAGCTTAAGTGCCCTAATCTTGGGCCTGCCCTGAGTGGGCGAAATGGTGAACTGCGCCCCGTACCCGCGCACGTTGTTGCACCGCCCTCGCACCGACGCATCTTCCGCCACAGCCAGCTTCTCGCCCAGAAGGGTGCCAACCGAGTCAAGGGCTTCAACCGAGTCCGGGTTCTCTGTCTCAAGGCTGATGGTTGCGTCAGACTCGTTACTCTCGGAGCTTTCAAGCTGAAGCTCAAAGGAGTTGTAACGCTTGCGGTCCATTGTCCCAGCGGTGTATTGCCTTGTGGTAACGTAGGAAACAATGTCGTGCGGGGTGGCCGGATAGCTCACCTGATTGATAATCACGTCGTTGTCGTCATCGCGGTCATCAATAACGTGGATGCCTCCAAAGGAGTTCACGGCGTACAGCTTGTTCAAGGAATCGGCTCCAGCACGGATAAGGTTACGCACATTCCAGTTGGGTGTGTCAACCGTATCAACAGACTCCCAGCCTTGGGTCAGGAAGTTGTAAACAAGAATGGCGTTGTTTTCTATAGACGCACCAATTGGAACCGAGAGGTAGTAACGGTTGTCGTGGTAGATGGCTACGGCGTTCTTGGCGTAGTCTGGGTTAATCTGCTTGATGATCGGGTTAATTGATTCGGACAGCGGAATTGATGCACCGCGCAGGTTGTATAAGTCTTCAAATGTCATGGCGTAAACGCCGTTGTCCGAAAGGAAAAGAATCTGGTTGCCCACCTGTACAACCGACTTGCGGGCCAAGCAACCCACTTCACGGGTAATCTCCTGCACCACGGTTGCGGCTAGGTCTCCACTGACGCCACGCACAAGGTGGATGGTGTTCCGATTGAAGATGACGAGGTTGTCCTCGGTGAACGGTTGGATGGCCACCACGAAGTCTGCGCCACCCGACGCGATGCGGTAGTTGGCGTAAATTTGGTCGTAGGTGTTGGTGTCCAAGATGTCGGACGCAATAATCTCGTCCCTAATCCCACGGTTTGTAATCGTTGGGGAGCCAGAGCTTCCAGCCATCGTGTACAGGTACGGCATCCACAGACGCCGCTGGTGGTAAATGGCAAACGGCGGGGCGGGCATGTGGCTAAATCCTGTGCCCACGGAAATCTTGCGGCTGTAAACCACCTTATGCGCCCCAAGGTCATCAACGGCAGCAAAGAAGGTAAAACTGTTTGCATTTGGAACCGTAGCAACAACATATCCCGCGCCGTTCTCCACCAACCCAGAAGACCCCTTGTCAATGACGTAAACGCGCTCTCCAACAGTAAGGCCATGTAGCGTCTCATTGACGGTTACAACACCGTCTGAAATTACGGTATTGTTGTTTGCATCCAAGTAGATTGGTTGCGCGTACGCGCCGTTTTCGACTAGGGTAAAGGCAGGAGTTCCGGTAAGAACCCCGTTCCATTCCAGTGCAGTTAACCCATCCCGGAAGATGAAAACCTTATCGAACGCCTGAAGCATACCAACGTCAGCCGAAATGCTTACGCCAGCGGGGTAGTCAATTTCAGTGGATGTTCCATCGGACAACTTGATTGCGTACGCAAACCCATTTGTAGCAATGACAATGTACTCCGTGTTGTTCGTGTTTGGGTCGGAGAAAAGGCATGAGCCATAAACGGCGTTTACAGCGTCATCCTCAAGGCGGGGAGAACCAACAACGGCGGTTCCCGCAATGCTGCCAGAAAGGCCCACAACGGTAATTGTGATTTGGGTCGAGCTAGTTACCGTAATCGGGCGGTTCCCGTTGGGATCGGGTGTAAGGCCGGTAATGCCGGAAATTTCCGCTAGGGTAGCTGTTACAAACGGATGCGCGGTAGCAAAGTTGATGGTAATGACGTTCCCTGCTCGGCTGATCGAGCTAGCCGTTGTATTGGCGTAAAGGTAAAACGGCAGGCGCAGCGCAGCCGTATTGGTCGTAATTTCCGTGTCAAAGTTGGTGATGCCCTTGCGCGGTTGCCATGCCCCACCAAGATCCATGCGCCCATTGGACGAGTACGCTATCTCTCCGGGCTGAAGCTGGTCTGGACGAAGCCGCGCATTTACGCGGTTAAACGCGACATCACCCTCGTCAACCATAACGTTGTCAAGGGAACCATAGTTGCTGTACCTCGGCATGTTTTTAGTATAGCCTAAGAATTAGCTTCACTGTGGCAGATTACCGGTACCTCGCTGTTTTCTTGGCAATGGCTTTAGGCTGCGGGACAAACTGCTTACCGGCCTTCATCCCCTTGCGCTTGGCGCGGTTTGTCGCGCTCTTTTCAGCGGCAGTCATGGACTTCCACGCGGCGTCTGGAAGGTAGCGTTCGCCAGTTTTAAGGCTGGGCTTTCCCGAGTTGGTACGCCATGCCTGCCTAGACCAGTCTCGTAGGCTACGCTGTTGGGGTTTCATTTGGACGTGGTAAGGGTTTCACTTAGACGTGGTGTAGCCCCCGCCAGCCTTCTTGTACTTCACGGCTAGAAGCTGTGCCTTGCGCGCCGACCATTGGCCCGGACGGCCACCCTTTGATCCAGACTTGATGGTCTGGAACAGCCGCTTACGCATGGTGGGCTTCGTGTAGACGCCCGCCGAGTTGACGGTAGAGCGTTTCACTTGCACTTCTTCCGCTTGCCGTACTCCATCATGCGCTCGCGTTTACCCTCGTTCTTTTCGTGGCGCATCTTCTGCTTGCGCGAATTGTACTTCTCTTTGCCTTCCATTTTTGCGTACATGGTATTAACAGTTCCAAGCCTTTCGGCTCCAGTAGTTTGCGCTAAGTTTGTTGCTTGTTCCCTTAATCCCACCAGACCTAGCGCAGTAACTTTTCTTGCGGGCAGGGATTGATTTCTTAATGGTCATGTTGGCATCACCAAAGCGTACAACTCGCTCCTGACCGCCTTGGCATCCCTTGACCACAAACTTCTTGCCACCTTTAACGTCCCGTCTAGGGCTATTACAGGGCAATTGGCGGGGGTTTAAGGGCATGGTAGCGGTTTGAGGAGAAAACCTCTTAAAAGGGCTTTAATGGGCGTTTAAAGGGCAACGGGCGGGTTTAGGGCTCAATGTTGGTACCTTACAAATTGGCGTCTTCCTCGTTCTCCTTGCTTTGCTTTTGCCGAATCCTGTCCAAGTTGTTGGCCTGCTTGATAATCCACCAGCAGGAGACCACACTAACCGCCAAAGACGCTACAAGCGCAAAGATGTGCAGTACATCCGTAACCATCTGCATGCTGGCAAGCGTCGTAGACCAGCTAAACAAATTAGCGGCAAAGATTTTCATTGGCTGTAAATTGTCGTTCATTTGGTAGAAACGGTCTTAGGCCGTGATCCAAACCACCATGTGAGCGCAGTCGCAGCGGTAAATACGAGGTCGGACACCAGTGCGGTGCGGGTCACAGGGTCCAGATTACCACGAAACGCGAGAAGCGAAATGACGGCAGCGAGTGCCCACGTCAGAGCTGGGCGCGTGAAGCGGCGGAAGGAATCGACTACCACGGCAAGGTTTGCCGCCCAAGGGGCAGCTTGTGCCGGGATGCCCACAGAGTCCTCGTTAGCCGACTGCTGGGAGGTTGTGAAAGCCTTTAGCTCCTCCTCCTTAATCTTCAGCTCCGACAACGCCTTGGCCTTCAGGATGTCCACCTCAGCGTTCTTGCGGTGCGTGTAGCTCTCGAACCACTTGTCCCCAAAGCTCAGCACCTTTCCGAGAATCGTGCCGCCTAATGCTGATGAGAGAAAGCCGAGCATATCAACCTTTGCGCGTCGTCAAATAACGGAAGCAGAAATAGGGGAACCAGATGATCCACGGGATGCGCCGGATCTTCACGTTGCTGGCGATCACCTCCGGCTTGTCAGCGTTCCAGCAGGTGACGCGGATGGGTGAGCCGTCCTCCGACACGCACGCTTTGATCAGCCCGTTGCGCGTGGGCTTGCGCCCCGGCGTCCAATAGTTGTCGAACTGCCCGAGCTCAATGTCGGTCTGCTTGCCGCGCCCAATGGTGCAGCCGATGAATCGCCAGCCGTCGATTGAGCCCTTGATTGTCACGGCAGACACGCCTGCGCCTGACGCCAGCGAGCACGCCCGCCACTCGTAATTCGCTCCGCGCACGGCATCGACGCAGTTCTCTCGGCCTGCCACGATATAGCGACCGTTGATTACCGCGTTCGTGCAGTCGCTGAACTTCATAATGTCATCGTAGTCCTGCGGATTCGGCGGGTTCACGAAGCCCGACGTGTCGGGGTTGTTCCCGTAGTACGACTGCCAGTTGGCGTCAGGTTGATTTCTCGATGACATCGGCGGCAGGCTTTGGCTTGAGCTCCTCGGCTAGTTCAGACGCCCACTTGCGGAGAGCTTCGTGCTGGTCGGCGTTCAGAGCGGCGATGCGAGAGGCTGCGTAGAGCTGCTGGAGCTTGTCAAGGGAGGTCATGTTAGTTGGATTCGAGTGCGAATACGCGGGCGCGTAGTGCCTTATTTTCCTCGGCAAGCTCCTGCACCGCTTTGAGGATGCCGTAGCTGAGGTCCGTCTGGTAAATAGCCTTCAAAGGCACCTCGTCAGTACGCGATGGGTCGAAGCCGTCCGCATCCACAAACTCTGGAGCCACCGTCTCAACTTGCTGCGCGATTACGCCGAGATTATAGTCGTCGTGCGTCTGGTCTTTGTATTTGAACTTCACCACTTCAATCGCGCACATCTTATCGAGGTACGATTCGACCGGAATGATGGCGGTCTTCACTCGCTCGTCAGAGAGATTGACGTCGTTGGCCTGATAGTTGGCGATGCCTCCGTTTGAACGAACCGCAAACCGGGTCGCCCCGGAGTCGTAACAGAACAGCATCTCATTGCCGGTGTCGTTCGGGGCGGCGGCTGAATAGTTAACGACCATGCCGCGATTGCTCGACGCGCTTGTGCTTTGAACGCTCCACGTCCAGTCGCCAGCTCCCGCCCGCACAACACTGCTACCAGATGGAACGCCAGCGATGGTTGGCGCGGTGGCAGTTCCGATTAAGACGTTGCCTCCTGTCGTAACGGTCATCAAGTTCGAACCAGCACCTCGAAAGACCAAATTATTGGTGCCTGTTCCTGCTGGTCCGATGTTCCATCGTTCCGCGCCAGACCAATTCATCGTGATTCCTGTGTACCCAACGTCAGCGCCGCTGCTGTCGCTGTCTCCCGTAATCGTGAGCACTGTTTGGCCGGTGGAAGACAAGTGCAACTGGCTAGCCGGACTTGCAGTCCCGATGCCGACGTTTCCGCCAGATGCTCCACCTGTAATAACAAACGGCGTCGTGCTTCTTGTAGCATTGACGACACCAAAATCGTTCGCGGCTACTACACCGGCTCCAATCCTAAATTGGTCGTTTGTGGTTGGCGTAAAAGTTATCTGAGACCCGCCTGCTGTGTTGCTAAAATTAGCTACCGAGTTTGCGGCAGTTCCTTTGACTTCTAATGGCATACTCGGACTCGCAGTCCCGATGCCGACGTTGCCGCCCGCCAAGATGATAAGCCGGTCAGCAACGCCGACCTCGGTAATGCCGAATTGACCGCTGCTGCCGCCACCGACGCGCCATTGCTTGTTGCTCGCGCCGCTGTTGGTGTTTATCCAGCCGCTATTTGCGACGGTGTTCTCAAGCGCGCCGGTGACGGCGAGGCCGGTGGAGGTAATGGACGCAACAACCGTCCCGCTTGTCGTGGTGTTGTTCGCGGACGCGGCGAAGTAATGACCCGTCGCAGAGTTCTGCGCGGCTGACCCGCCGCCGTAATAAATGTCGTTAAGAGTGGCCGTGGAAAACGGATAAAAGACTAGGAAATCCTCCTCCGCGTTCGTGTAGTGCTTCACGACTACCTTCGCGTCTTTCGTCGTAGCGTTTGTGCTGTTGCTCGCCATCGTGAGCGCACCAATAGTGCCGATGGCTGAGATGCCACCCGTCGCGCTCAACGTCGTAAACGCACCCGTGCTCGGCGTGGTGGCTCCAATCGTCGTCCCGTCAATCGTCCCGCCGTCGATGTCCGCCGTGTCCGCGACGAGCGAGTCAATGTTCGCCGTGCCGTCGATGTTCAGATTGCGCCACTCGTGGCCGACAATCCCGAGGTCGTAGGTGTCGTCGGTCGCTGGGTTGATGTCGGACGCCACCCGAGCGTTGAAATTGACCGTGTCCGCGTTGCTGCTGCCGAGCACCGTATCGTCGTTTACCGTGAGATCGGTAGTCGTGAGCAAATCCGCATCGCTGATGGTTACGCCGGAGT